GGGTGGCGAAGACACCACACCCCGGAGAAAAGGCGGGAGTAAAGTGACGAAAACCGGGGTTTTGCATTGACGACCCGATATTCGTGACTTACATCTATCCCTGCCTATAGCAAATCCGATATCCGAACATTATCTTATAGTAAGGCTTACGCCTTACAGTAATAAGATAGAGAATGGTGGCCTTCGGCCCCATTCCCGCTAACGCCTCCCTCCGGGGGCTTGCGGAAATGGTTCCTCCATTCTCAATCCCCCCTCCCCCCCCTATGCACAACAACCCAAAAAACGACAACCGGCGCCGTCCCCACTTCCAGGGCTACTGGAGGAAAATCTGGGCCAAGAACCGCGAGAGGATGTCCGCTCACCTTGACGCCCTCAACGCCGCCAAGATCCTCAAGTCCAAGGAGCGCGTAGATCAAGTCCGGGCCTTCGTCCACCTCCTGCCCCAGGAGCCGATGTCGGCCACCCGGCTCCGCGACCAGGTCGCCGAGAACTGGAACGCCGTCTACGGCGAAGACCTCAACTCGACCAGGGCTTGGTGCCTTACCCGCCTTTGCATCCGCGAGGGACTGTTCGTCAAGGGGGACGTCGGCCTGTATGAAATCTGCAAATGAATGTTTGCAAAAAAGCCTAACCTTGGGATACACCTTCCATACATTGGCCATTCAAGAGACAGAGCGCGAGCATATGGAGGCATCGATTGAGAGCATCAATCGGGTAGCCAACCGTCTGATTCAGACCTATCTCTCCGTAGCAATGGACACCGATACCCCCAAGGACGTCAAAAAGGGGGCTTCTTTTTTAATGGAGGATGCCAGACAACTAGCATCGGCCGTTGTCACGCTACGGAGGATTCTGCGTGAGTAGGGAACGACTTTCAGTCGAATGGAATGCGTTCATTGCTGGACTATCCAGCCAAGAACGAGCCGCCCTTGAGGCCGCCAACATCGACGTCGGCGACTACTTCAACGAGAACCTCCCGGAACCGCACCGCAGGATCTACGACGCATCCTACGCCGACCGCGTAGCCGTGAAGCAGGAAACCGACGAAAGCCAATCTGCCTACACCTCCCTCGTCTCCATCATCGCCCGCGTCATCGACGCCCTGGACTGCACCAACAACCGGGAGGTACTGCTCCACAACGACTGCATCCGTATGGCCCTTGGCTACCGCAACTACCGATCTATGGCCGACGTGGCCAAGAAGTACGGCGTGGACAAGGCGACCATATCCTGGCGAGTGAAGCAGATCCAGAAGCGACTCAACCTACCCCCGAGTTGCTATATGCGGTCGGACACCGACTGTGAGAACATAAAGCAAGGGGTCATCAAATCCAACCTAAAGAAGAATGAGCGTAAGACCAGTAGACATCGCAGAACGGCTTGAAATCTCCCGGCAAGCCATCAACGGCTTCATCAACCAAGGGATGCCCACGGACTCCATCGAGGCCGCAGAGGCTTGGTACAACGAGCGCCAGATGCGTAGAAACGGAGGGGTTAATCTACGCAAAAATGCGGAGATTACGCTGACCGTTGGTCAGATGTCCGAGAACGACCGCAACTTCGCCCACATCGTCGAACAGCACCGGGAACTGAAGGCCCGCGCGTACCAGCAGTACCTGGAAGACCTAGACGAGCATAGCCCGAACCAGTCCAAGTCCTACGCCACCTACGACAAATTGGTCAAGACGCTAGTCTCCCTTGAGCGCGAACTCCACGCCCGCAACATCGCCGCCAAGGAGTACATCAAGACCCAAACGGCCATCGAGCGCTTTGGGAAGGTGGTACTGGCCATCCGCAACGAACTGACCCAGTTGTCCACCAAGATTGCCATCAAGGCCAATCCAGATGCCCCAGGCACGGCTATGAAGGCCATCGACGACGAGGTGACCAAGATCCTAGGCCGCCTTTCAAACCAGGCCGAGGATGCCAAGGACGCCGTCAAGGAGGCCATCGTAGAGGTGGCCATCGAGGAGACCCAGTCAACCGACCCAGACGAAGTACAGAACGACAATGGAGAAGCAGTTTGAGGACACCCTGCGCGCCTTGCTGGCGCCAGACCCAGATGGGGACATCATCGATTGGCTTGAAAGGAACGTGAAGAACGTCCCATACTCCCCGCAACCCGGCCCATTCCGAATTGAGTCCACGCCCTACCTAGCCCCAATCCTCCGTGCCATCCAAGATCCAGAAGTCGAAACCATCGTCGTCCAAGGAAACGTCCAATCGGGTAAGTCGATGGTGCTTGAACTGTGGTCAGCGTTTGTCCCCTCGCGGACACCTGGACCGATGCTCCTGCTACAAGACGTTGATCTCAACGCACAAGACTGGCAACAGACACGCCTACGACCTCTGTGGGAAAATACGCCTAGCACTAGAGAACGGATTGGTGACATTGACCGAAATAAGTGGCACACAACCCAATTTCAGCGAAACACCACCTGGGTGCTTGGTGCTAACAATGAGCGAAACCTCCAGCGACGCTCAATTCGATTTCTTGGAGGTGACGAGTGCTGGCAATGGCCGAAAGGACACCTCAAGCAAGCGCAAGCACGACGGACTGCGTTTACTTGGCAGGGTAAGAGTGTCTTCGTATCGCAAGGGGGGGTGGAAGGGGATGAGTTCACCGACCTCTTCAACTCAACCGACCGGGGAGAATGGTCGTTCAAGTGTCTGAAGTGCGGTGAGCGCCAGCCCTTCAACTGGGTGCAGATCAAGTACCCGCAGGAGGCCAAGACCGCCCAAGGCTGGAATCTAGACCTAGTCCGCGCTGGCACCTACTACGAGTGCAAGTGCTGTGGCGAAAAGTACCTCGACCGAAATAGCGTCCGGGCGATGATGACCACGGACGCGGAGTACGTCCCGCAGAACCCAGCCGCCCCAAAAGGCCGAAGAGGTTTTCATTTTAATGCCCTGTCTATGCTTTGGGGGCTATCCTGGGGTGACCTAGCCGTTGAGTGCATCGAGGCCGCCCAATCATTCGACCAAGGCGGCGATGAGACCAAGCGCCGGGACTTCAAGCAGAAGAGACTGGCCCTACCTTGGTCGGACGAGCCAGACGACGGCGGCGGGGAAGTCCTTCCCAGCGGATATATGATGAACTCCGAGTGGGAGGAGGAGGGTGCAAACTACGCTGGCAAACTTATCCCACCTCCGTTCAAGCCAGAGATGCTCAACAGCACAGAGTTCGCCCGCCTTCGCTTCCTGTCCGTGGACGTCCAGCGCAAGGGCTTCTTCTGCCTCATCCGGGCTTGGAGCGCAGAGGGCAAGTCTCGCCTCATTTGGTGGCAGTATGTGGACACCTGGGAACAGGTGCGGGATCTACAGACCAAGCACAAGGTGGCGTCAAAGTTCACCTTCGTGGACTCTGGCGACGGCCCCAATATGAACGAGGTCTACACGGCTTGCGCCAACTACGGATGGAACGCCACCCGAGGAACCGCCGTTAACGACCATCCTTGGCGGGTACAGACGCCTTACGGCCTCAAGGTGGCCTACCGCCCCTACTCACCCGCCAACATCGTCCAGGTTGGCAAGCAGTCGTGCCGCGTGTTCAAGTTCTCCAACCTAGCCCTCAAGGACACCCTAACCCGGCTACGGAGGGCTGGACACCACACCTACGCCCAAGACGCTGGGGACGAGTACCGCAAGCAGATGCAGTCCGAGCATCGCACCCGCACGGACGCTGGCAAGCCCATCTGGGTCCAGGTAGGCGAGCGTCCTAACCACTTGTGGGACTGCGAGGTAATGGGAATCCTACCAGCCTTGATGGCCAAACTTGTTGGTCGCGGTAAGAACAAGAACGCCGTGGACGAAAAGGCAGTTGACAAGCCAAAGGAAGACACCACGGTGTAGCCCAAGCCGGTCTTCTCCTTTTTCGTCTAGTCTTGGGTGGCTCTCAAGAGATGTCGTTGTTGGGGGGAGGAGACCGGCCCTTTTGACTAGCGGCAAAAACATATGGCTTTTGTCCATTATCGTGGTTCCACTTCCCCCAAGGGCATCTTTATGACCCTTGAGATTGCCCAGATTGAGACGATTCGCGATAAAGCGGTCGCCTTGGTCACCGAGGGCAAGACCATTATGGAGTACCGGGACTCTGGTACGGACATCCGCAAGGACTGGCCCATCGACCCTCCGACCGTCCTCCTGGAGTGCCGCTACGCCCTACAGATCAAGAATCCCCAAAAGTATGGCGCTATCGACCGAGTTCGTGTCGGCAATATGCTGAACAACTTCCGTGGTCTCTAATCTTTATGGCGCGCAAAACCACCCCGAAAAAGAAGAAGGCTGATTCGGAACCGTTGAAGAAACAGGCCACAGGAGGGCCGGGTATCTTCAGCAATTTCGAGTCGGCGAAGTTCTCCAACAAGCGTTCTTGGATTTGGTCGTCCTGGCCGACCGACTTCAAGAAGACTATGACGGTCTACGACCGTCTAGAAACCACGCGCAAGATGCGCTGGATGGAGTTGAACGCTGGCGTCATTCGCCAGATTCTCTCCGATATGGCCCTCTATTCGGTGGGCGACGGCATCAAGGCCCAGGCCCGCACCGGCAACCCGCACGTCGATGAGAAGTACGAGAAGTACTTCGATGACTGGGCGCGCAACCCCTGCGACATCACCGGGCGCTTTAACTTCTACGAACTCCAGCACATCATTGCCCGACTGATCTACCGCGACGGCGAGTGCTTCCCGATCAAGACCAAGAATGGCTCTGGGGAGCCTCGCATCCAGTTGATTGAGTCCCACCGGGTGGCCTGTGCCGACTCTTCCGCACCCGAGCCTGGAATGGTGGACGGCATCCACTTCGGCAAGTACGGTCGCCCCGACTGGTACAACGTCATCCGCTCCGACGGCACCAGCCGCCACGTCCCGGCCAACGCCGTGATGCACGTCTACGAACCCGAGGTCGCCTCTGGCGCGCGGGCCTACAGCCCTCTCCAGCACAGCATCAACAACATCGTTGATATGCTGGAAATCGTCTCTTTGGAGAAGTTTGCCGTCAAGATGAACGGTGACGTCACCCGCACCATCACGCGCGAGACAGCCCAGTTCGACGGCGCCCAGTCCGACTTTGAAGCCTTTGGGATGCGCCCAGAAGGCTGGCAGGGCGATGGCCAAACCGATACGAATGAAGCCTCAACCTTCATCGGCGGTAAGATTTTGGCTCTTGCTCCAGGCGAGCGTTTGGAGTCTTTCCAGTCCAATCGTCCTAACCCGACCTTCAATGGATTCCTTGAATATCTGGTTCGTGATTCCGTGGCTGGAACTCTACCTTACGAGTTCCTCTATGATCCTTCCAAGGCTGGTGGCGCTTCGATGCGCCTCATCGTGGCGAAGGCTGACCGCAAGTTCCAGCACCTACAGCGCGTACTAATCAACCGCTTCCTTACCCCTGTTTGGGGCTACGTCATCGGTTGCGCAATCGCCAAGGGCGAACTTCCCGAAGCCAACGACTGGAACAAGGTCGTCTGGACTACCCCTAAGCGCGTCACCGTTGACGCCGGTCGTGATGCGGCCCAGAACCGCGCAGACATCGAGTTTGGCCTCAAGACGATCGGAGAGAACTGCCAGGAAGAAGGCGAACACTTCTCCACGATGCTAAAGCGTCGCGCCATCGAGGCAAAGATGTACGTCGATGCCGCCAAGGAATACGAGGTTCCTCTGTGGATGCTCCTCAAGCCTACCAACGTCGGACTCCAGGACATCACGGACACCGAGGACGTCGAAAAGGACGAACAGCACGACGACGACGAAACCGTAGGCAACAACGACCCGGAGGACACCGCCGAACTTGAGAAAGACGATGCCCAGTCCGACGCCGAGGAAGACCCCCTAGGGGAATGATTTCCTTTTTCTTTTTTTCAAACCAATGAAACACCTCCTCAACGCCTTCAAGGGTAGTCGCCCGCTGAAGATCAATCTGATGCGAGCCAAGACCTACTTGGACGCGGTGGCCAACATCTCCATCACGCCCGACCTCAAGGCCGCCAGCGTGAACGATATGCTAGAGTTGATGTTCGGAAAGCCTCGCCAGATGGAGATTGTCGGCAAAAAGGCCATCATCCCTGTCTGCGGCGTCATCGGCAAGGGCCTGTCCGAAATCGAGAAGCGCTGTAATGCTGTCGATTTGGACGACGTTGCCGACAACCTCAAGGAGGCTATGGCCAATCCTGGGGTTGACGAAATCGTGATGGAGTTCAACTCTCCCGGTGGCACCTGTGATGGCCTTGAGGAAGTCGGCGAACTAATCGAGAACTGCAACAAGCCTACGACTGCCGTCAGCGTGACCGAGTGTTGCTCTGCCGCCTACGAACTGGCGTCTCGTTGCGAGCGAGTCTGCGGCACCCCTTCTTCCTCCTGGGGTTCTGTCGGTGTCTACATCGCCTTCGCCGATCTCTCCGAAGCCTATGCGATGGAAGGCGTCAAGATGGAGGTCATCAAGGCTGGCAAGCACAAGGCTATGGGTCTGGAAGGCACCTCCCTCACCAAGGAGGATAAGGAGTACCTCCAGGATGACGTCGATGAGCGCCGCGACCAGTTCCGGGCCACCGTTAAGCGCCGCCGCCTTTTCGCCAAGGACGAGGATATGGAAGGCCAGGTATGGGAAGGCAAGAAGGCCGCCCAGAAAGGTCTAATCACCCACATCATCCGGGAAATCACCGACGTCGTGGAGCCTGTCTGATTTGACTCTAGGCTAATTGCAATATGACCATCGAAGAGTCCTTCAACAAACTCAAGGAAGCCTTTGGCATCAAGTCTGCCGAAGTTGACGCCAAGGCCACCGAAATGGCCGCTCTCAACGAAAAGGTGACCGAACTCACCGCCCAGGTCGGCGCCAAGGAAGCCACTCTGATCGAGATGGCCGCCAAGGTCACCGCCGCCGAGGATGCCGCCAAGGCCGCCGTTGCCAAGGCCGAAGCCTTGATGTCCGAGAAGAAGGCCCTCGAAAACACTTTCGAGTCTGCCGCCAAACAGGCCGCCAAGATTGCCGCCTCCGTCGGCGTCGAAGCCGTCGAAGTCGCCCCAGAAGGCGTCGAAGCCAAGGGCAAGTCCAACGACGAACTTGCCCAGGAGTGGGCCGCCCTTCGCCAGAAGGACGCCAAGGCCGCCTCCGACTTCTACACGAAGCATCGCACCGCCATCCTGGCCGCCGCGAACCTTCGCTAATTTCACCCCTCAAACCCTAATATAATACTATGGCTAACGCTATCGGAGGTCTAACCCTCCAACTCGTCGCTGAAGAATCCCTGCGGACGCTCGTTCCGCAACTTCAGCCTCTCACCAAGATCGCTGTCACCGACTTCGGCGCCTACGTCGCTGAACGCGGTACGACTGTCCACACCCGCTACGCCGGGAAGTTCACCGCCGAGAACTACGCTCGCGCGACTGGCTTCGCTACTGTCGATGCTGTGTCCACCGACGTCCCTGTGACGCTGGTTGACCAGAAGCACGTCACCATCGGCTTCACCGACTACGAAGTTGCGACCCTCTCCCTCGACCGCCTCCGTCGCCTCTTTATGGCTCCGATGGCTAACGCAGTTGTGAAGTCCCTGTTCGACCAAGTCCTCACCAAGGTCGATAACGACTTTACTGATGGCTACTCTGGCGCGCAGTCTGGCTTCAACCGCATCGCTGTCTCCAACATCGCCAAGAGCCTTACGCTCGCCAACCTTCCGCAGGAAGGCCGCGCCGCGCTCGTCTCTCCCGATGCCTACCAGCAGTTGATCTCCGACCCGGTAATCGCCCAGGCGTTCTCCATCGGCACCTCCGACGTCATCCGAGGCAACCGCCTTGGTATGATCCACGGCGTTGACTTCTACGAGTACAACGGCTTCGACGCCGCTGGCATCCAGGCTGGCCTCAATGGCGTCGTCTCCTGCCGCGAAGGTCTTGTCGTCGTGACCCGCGTCCCTGCCGCTCCCACGACTGGTGGTGGCGAACAGACCATCGTGACCGACCCCGACAGCCAGTTCTCGTACGCTCTCCGCTACTGGTACGACTGGACGCAGGGTCTGCACAAGTTGTCCGCTACTTGGCTCATCGGTTCTGCGAAGGGTAACCCCGACGCGCTCCAGAAGATCAAGTTCACCTCGTAAGGTTTCGAGGGGGCAAGTGTCCCCCTCACGCGCCAATGCAAAGAGGCCGCCCCATCACCGGGGCGGCCTCTTCCTTTTGACCTACGGCAAAGCGTATGGGATTTTTTGAAGATGCCACGGCAGATGCCCTTACCATCCTCAACGAGGTTGGCAAGGATGTCACCGTCAAGAACGTCCCCAGCGGTACCCCGGTGACCTTCAAGGTTATGGTCACCCAGCCTATGGTTCTCCAGGATATGGAGACTGGTGGTTTCCTCAACCAGACCACCTTTGAGGTCAAGTTCCTCCGCACAGATTTCGTGGCCAATCCTGGGGTAATCGCCTTCGGCAATGTCGTGACCTACTCTGGCTCCGAATACCGCATCGTTGCCCTTGCTGATCGCCCTCCGTCCGCTTGGGTAATTGCTAGGGTTCAGACCAAGGTTCAATAATGAAAATCGACCCCAAACTAATCGTAAAGGTAGGGGTTACGGTCGATGAACGCCAACTGAAGAATCATTTTTCAGCCTTTGCCAAGGTGATGGGAAAGGATGTAGCCGTTGTCATCAAAGACCAGGCGCGGCTGTTCTGCCAGGATATGCTGGACTACACCCTGCCTGTTGAGGGAAACAAGCCGGGTGCTGGCAAGGGTACTACAAGTAGCGCCAAACAGGAAGGTATGGATCGTGTCGAGGCTGACATCGAAAAGGTGTTTGCTCCGCTTGGATACGCATCCTTCAAGTCCGTTGCCAACGCTAATGACTTAGGCATCTTCAACGCGTGGCTCCGGGAGCGCAGGGCTATGCCTAAAGTCATCCTTCCAGAATTCCTCAAGGAGGCTAACTCCGACTTGTGGGATGCTAGTATGATGTTTGAGCGGTTCAAGAAGTTCGCCAGAAACATCGACAAGCACTCCCCTACCGTAACCAACCAAGGCTTGGACAACCTTTCACAAGCCTACACAGGCAACATCCAGGGTCTACACGAAGCGGCTAGGCTTGGCCCACGAAACTACAGAATTAAGAAGAGTTTCAAACCATACTTCATTGCCGACTATCCTACGAAGGTTGTACCCTACATCAAGAAAGTCCAACAGCGCGTAGGCAAACTCAAGGCTGGCTGGTATACCGCAGGGTCTCAACTTGGTAATATCAAGGCTCCCTCCTGGGTCGTCGGCAACCAATGGGGTACTGGCATCCTCATCAACCAGTTGTCCAACACCAATGCACCATCGGTCACGGTTGGCAACTCTGCCCATCGTAGGCATACCGCAGACACTAATGGTGGCGTGGCCTGGATTTGGTACCGCTACGCCATCTACCACCGGGCCTACTCGATGCGCCTCCAGATTGCCGAAAAGTTGATTAAGTCTGGACGCCTACGCGAACTGTGGGCTATGACTAGCCAAGGCGGCGCCCTCTCTGGGGGTGGCCAATTCCTCTCTTTCTGACAATGAGCAACGCCATCCGATCTATCATCGAGGACAAGGTGTCCCAATACTTCATAGATGCCTTTACTGGGAACGACAATGTCGCCATCCACAAGGGCATCACGGACGAGACTAGGGTCATCCCACTCATCATCGTCTACGCGGACTCTGCCCGCCCAGACCCCTCCCTAGGCGCAAACCCCCTAGGTAACTTCCGGGTAGCCCTTAAGGTCTTCGTCTACACCTCTGCTGACGACGAGACCCTAGCAGTCCACCGCGCTCGCGTAGACGCCATTCAAGCCCTTATGTCCGATGTCCCGGCCCTCCAGGCTTACTGGGAGCCAGAAGACGGCCAGTTGTACGCCGCTTGGATCGTTGGGGACGACGAGGCTATGAGCCAGCGCCGCTACGGAAATGTCATTGAATTCAACCTCGTTGTAGTGCTTCCTCCTGCCATTTGACTCTAGGCTAATTACAAACCTATGGCTCTTCCTACCACCAAGGGCATTGCCCACATCTTCGGCCTCCGTGGCACCGGCGGTTCCGTCTTTACTGTCCAGTCAGATGACATCTCAAATCGTCCTGCCCTCGACGTCGAGGTCAAGGACGAGACCGGCCGCGTCATCACCGACCGCTTGGATGACCTTCGCATCGAAATTACTGTGGAAGGCATCCTTAAGACCGAGTCTACCCCGGCTGAAATCGGCGGCATTTTCGCATACAATGGTGTGAACTACATCATCAAGGACATCGCCGACCGTGGTACCAATCAAGACTTCCGCAAACTGACGATCCGCGCGGTCAAGTACCAGGAGATCGCCTAAAGGAGCGTTCTCGTGGACAGCCGCTTCTCAAAGGCTGTTGCGTATATTCCCAAGGGCCGAAAGGTTCTTGGAAAAACGCTTTTGCCAATCTGCCTACGGCACCGGGTAGTACTGGAGTACTACGACTCGCCATTCGTCACCGGGGAGGAAATCACGGCGGCCGATGTCATTATGGCCGTGCGAGTAATGTCCACCTTCGACAAGAACGAGATGCATCGCGGCCCTACCGAGGAGGAATTGGATCATATCATCCTGCTCCAGGTGGACAAGGATCGACTCCAATCCGTGGTCGCAGACATCAAGTTGCACATCGAGGAGAACTCCAATTGGCCGGTCTTCTGGAACAAGAACAAGTCTGGGCAGGACAACGGATTGCCCTGGGAAATCACAGTCGTCTCTTCCATCGTCCGAAACGGCATCCCCTACGAGCAAGCCTGGACGATGCCAGAAGCCGAGGCCATCTGGCTACACGCCTGCAATATGGCGGCCGATGGTATCGACTTCCGAATCGTCTCCGACGAGGATATCATCGCTATGGAGGCGCACAATAAGGCAGAGGAGGAATTCAAGAAGGCACAGGAGGCCGCGAAGACCAATGTCTGACGACGTCAAAGTAACATTCAGCGCCGACACCTCGTCGGTCGCTAACGCCATCACCAAGATCAACGGTGCTGGTGGTGGCGGTGGTGGCGGTGGCGGTGGCGGTGGCGGCCCTACTCTGCCTCCTCCCTCTGGCCCGCTCGGCCCGTTTCGCCGTCGCCGAAAGGGTGATTGGCGCGATGGTGCCATCGACGTTGAGACTGTCAATGACAAGGGTGGAAAACCACCTACTCCACCTTTCCCAAATTCAAGCATAGAGGATGATGGTTTTAGGAGG